TACGTTGGCGTTGCTATAACTTGTGCCAGATGTAATAAAATTAGCATTGGCATAAGTTTCAAAAGAACTTAAATTAGCATTTGTAGAAGCAATGGCTGCATTGGCTGCTGCAATGTTGCCTTGTAATGAAATGATGCTTGAGCTATTGTTTAAACTGCCGCTGTAAGTTGGCAAGTAACTTGCAACGTTGCTGTTGCTGTAAGTTCCAGACTGCACTGGTAAGTTAATTAATTTACTACCATCACCAATAAAATAAGCACCTGCTGTTGCATTAGCAGTGATATTGCCTTGAGCAATTACTTGTCCTCCAGCAAAAACATTTGTGCCAGCCTGAATGCTTGCTGTGGCTGTTACTTGACCTGTTTGTGATAATGTTACGGCATTAACAAGACCCACTGTTTCAACAACAAAATCACGCTGAAAAGAAGTAATACCAGTTGTCTCAACATAGAGACCTGGTTGACTACCACTGCTGTCAACACGAACAACGGAACCACTTGCACCTGCAATATTGCCAACGTTGATAGTATCAAATGGAGCTGCCGGAGTTCCAATGTTATGTGTGCCAGATGTTGTAGTAATGTTACCAACCTGAACTGTGCCAGTGTATGTTGGAAGATATGCAGCAACGTTGGCGTTGCCATAACTACCAGTGCTGAATGTAGCATTTGCGTATGTTTCAAATGCAGTCAAGTTACCTTGAACACTGACAATAGCAGCATTAGCAGCAGTTAATCCACTGGTTAATGCATTGATTTGATTGCTTTGAATTGTGTTTGCTGCAATTTGTGCAGCATTAGCACCAGCTACATTTGCATTGATAGCAATGATTGTTGAATTTGTTGGCAAATAGGCAGCAACGTTACTGTTGCCATAACTACCACTACCACCAAAGTTAATTGGAACGTTGTTGGCCCACAAATAGTTGTTGGTTGCAATGATACTTGGAGCCAATGTTCCACCATATGTTGGCAAATATGTTGGCATGTAAGCCGCAACGTTGGCGTTGCCATAACTGCTTGATCCAGTTGGAATGTTGGTTAACTTACTACCGTCACCAACAAAGTAACCAGTTGCAACCACGTTGCCAGCATTAACGTTGCCTGTGACGTTGGCAGTTTGTGAAGTCAACAACTGAGCAATGTTAACATAGGCTGCTGTAATATTGCCATTGTATACTGGCAAATAGCTTGCAACGTTTGCGTTGCTATAACTTGCCGCTGCGGTTGTGATTGTTGTAATATTGGCCACACGACCATCAGTGCCCACAGTGATAACTGGGATAGTAGTCGCATTACCGTATGTGCCACTTGTTACCCCTGTTGGAGTTAATACTGTAAAAATTGGAGTTCCCAATGGACCTGTGGCTTGAACCGAACCATACAAGGCCAAGTTGCCACCCGATCCACCACCAGCATTGCCAGTGAAGTAACTGTAAACAGTTGTGTTACCTGTCGCTGGGTCAAGTGCAAAGTTTACGTTACCATTGTTGTCAAGCAATGTCAACAATTGTTGTGCGCTGTTCAAGACCGGAGTCTTGCTTGTTGTTCCATACAAACCTGTTGTGTTTGTTACTGCTACGTTAGCCATTATTAGTCCTTATTATCTTGCTGAGAAGCGTTGATCTCTACGTGGTTGGAAAATACTTGTCAATCGAGTATGTCCACCACTCCACTTGCCTTTGTTGTTTTGATCTTCGACGGTGTTCCACGCTTCTTGAAATTTGCCTGCCCATACAGCAGCGTCATCTGGCATCTTGCGTTTCAAATAGTATTCACGCAATGTGCCATAGACATAACCTTCGCTCCAAGTTTGAAGCACAACATTGTTTAACACTGTATTGCCGCTGTTGTCTGTTGAGAACAACAATGGCCAAGTTGTATAGTAATACATATTGATCTGAGCGCCCTCGCCCAACTTTGGCAAGAACTCATAGTTTTGACCAACTTCACCAAACTTACCACGATAGACTTGTGGAATGTTTACTGGTGTCAAGTATAAGTTTTGAATCAATTCTTGTGTGATAATGTCACGATCACCAATACGATCATAAACGATCCATGGGCCTGCCAAGTTACCTGAGTTGCCAGGTTGTCCTTGGTTAAAGAATATGATTGGTTTGTTCATATCAGGAGGAATTGGAATAGCACCATACTGGTCAGCAACACCAATAGTTGTATATGGGTTTGTGCGCAATGCTGGTAACTCAATGTTACGCATTGATAATTCTGCCAAGTAGATACATTGCTGTATTTCTGTTTGATTTGTTGAACCTGTAAAGTTCATTACATAAGATACTAATGCATTGGCATCAGAGATTTGTGTGCTCATTATTGTTGTCCTGGAAAATTAGCGCCTTCAAAAAAGGCTTTCTGACCAACTGCTGCGGGATAAGGCACTTCAATTGGTATTGGTAGTTTGCCACCTGGGTAACAGACAAATGCTGGATATTCTTGCTGAACAACACGATAGAATTGTGCTTTTAGCGTTCTATCTCGTTTGATTGTGTGCCAACTTAATCCACCAAAGTATTTGTTACCGATATCTTGTGCTAGAATTTCTGGTAGCTCAATCCATTTATAGCCCAATGTGCCATCTGGCATCAAAGGAGCAAGTGGATCAATCCAACCTTCTTCTGCTTTCTTTCTATATGCTTGACATTGCTCGCGGATATACTCCACATTTAATTGCTCTCGCTTGATATAGAACTTGCCATCTTCACGACCTGTTGTGGTCAAGATGTTTTTGCTCTTGTTGTAATCACTTCGCTGCCAATCACCTTTTAGAGTGTTGTATAGCTTGTCATTTTGCAGCAAACGATCTGCAATTCCATTGTCAGTGGTGACTAGACCACCCTTGTCCATTCTAAAGGCATCAGGATTGTGTTCTGGATCGGCATCATCCAAATAACTTTTCTTGTTGCCTGCGTAATCAAATTCTTCGTTCATAGATGTATTTAGTATTACTAGAAAAGAGCCCCTAAGGGCTCTTGTTATCTACTTTTTCTATTTGCCGTATAGTTGTCGGCATATTGTGCTACTCTAGTATCTGTTGCCTTTGTAAGACCTTTATTCCAGGCACCATTATGGGCTGCTCGTCTTGCCTCACTCCAGGGTTTTTTATTAGCTAAAGATTTTTTCTTTCGTGTTTCTTCTGATTGCGGAGCTCTTTTTAATGCAGCCTCACGCATTGCCGTTTTTGCCTCTTCTGACATTTTCTTACCTAACCATGGGCCCGGCTTACCTTTATTGCCATCAGTGCTATTTTGTGTTGCTAACATTATCTCAACATTGTCTGGACTATATGGTCCAATATCGTTAAATCTTGCCATACAATATTGTCCGTGTTTATTTCCACGAAGTTCCCATTTACCACTTTCTTCCCACATTTTCCACCAAGTTTCAAATGTGAATAACCATTCAATGCCTCTTTTATCTGCGGCACATTTTTGTTGACAGTATCTTGCTCGTGGTGTAGGTTTTTTCTTCTCCATAATATCTCCAATAAAAAAGGACTCCGAAGAGTCCTTTTATTTATAGTTAGAAAGAGATTAACTCTTAAAAACTTGTATTGTCCCAGGCGTTGAGGCGTTGGACGTATACAGATGGACGTAATTGACCTTCTGCGCCGTAGTTGTTTGTAGAACCACCGCTTACACCAACATAAGAACCGCTTGCGCTGATATCGTGCAATACTGCAACACCAGCTGGGTTACGAACGATAAGACAACCTTCAAGAATGAACTGATCCAAACTTGCGTCAGCGTTCGAGAACACTTCGTTGTTTGGTCCCAAGTCACGCAAGCTACCCCATTGTAGAACTTCTTCGTTCAAGAAATAGATTTGGTTGGAAGCACCAACTTGGTCCATAATCCAAGAATCGAAAATTTCGTATGTGTAGTTGAAGTCACCTTCGTATGTAGCGATAGTGTCACCACGCTCGCTGTTAACGCGGTTAATGCCACGTGATGTTGGCATTGTGTCGCTCAAGTGAGTGCGCAAACTTGTTGGGCAAACGATTGTGCGAATTTTTGCGTTGAAACGCTTTTCAGCAGTTGTAACCAATTGCTTATACAAACTTGGAGCGAATTGTTGCAAGTTAGAAGTATACTCATAGAATGAGCTACCAAGACCTTCACCATTGTTAGTGAAAGTTGTAGAACCAGCAGCAGCGGCTGTAGCACCGATTTCAAAAGCAGCGCCATTGAAGCCAGACTCGTTACCTGCGAATACAGCAGTTCCCAATGTATCGCTTGATTCAAAGTTGAACAAGTTAGTGATACGGTTAGAAGTGATTTGCAAGTTACCTGTGCCATCACCAACGCTGAATGAGTGTGTGCCAGCGAACGAGTTCAAACTACCCATACGACGACCTGTTTGTGTTGCACCAGAAACTTGAACATTACCAGAGCTTGCTGTGCCGATGTAAGCTGCACCAGATTGGCCAGCATATTTTGTTCCGACTTGGTCGTTACGAACGATTTGTGCTTCCACATCAAACATCAATTCGATCAATTGCTTGACTTCTTGATATGCTTGAGGATCGCCACCAGATTGTTCAACAGCACGAGCTGTTCCAGTTGCACCAACAACTGTTTGGAAAATCTGAGTGTAGTTACCCAAGTTAGCACGGCTGTTGCTTTCTGGAGTAGCACTTGTAACTGCCATACCTTCTTGCGCAGCTTGAACTGCTGGAGCACGATACACATCGTTTGTCCACAAAGGCAAAGTAGAAACTACTTTACGCTTTTTCGCCATGCACATATTTAAGACTGGGGTATCGTCTTTAACGCGGTTGGACACATCTAAGTCCAAATCTTTTACTACGATGTCGGTCTGGTAAGCTGTTGTTCCGTTACCAATTGCCGAGGTTGTGATTGTTGCCATTATTATCTCCTAAATTAAGGCTTCATTTTATTTAACGACTTCTTGATGCTCTTATCTGTCTGAGTTGAGCCATCAATAAGTTGTCTGCGGCTTTTTTATCGCCGCCCCTGGCTTGTGAGCGAAGACTTTGAATCTCATCCTTTTCACCGCTGGGAATTGCTGTTCCGGCTTTGCGATTAGTCAGTGCAGCAATACTGCCACCTGCTGACTTGGCTTTTGGGCGATCACGATACTTCAGACCATCTCTAATCAATGACAAAATATGTTCATCACTGCTAATCAAGTCAATATTATCTACGCCTGGAACTAATTGTGACTTAGCTCCTGACCAATCTTTAGCCACTTTCTCACGAATCTCATTATAGACATAACTATTCTTCAACTCCTTATCCTTGAAATTCTTTCTATTGTTCTCAAGAATCTCATTTACTTGATTCTTGCGAATAGCATAGAACTGCTCAACATTTGGCTTCAACTGACTCACCACTGCACTTTGCTGACGAATATAATTTTCGTTTTGCTGCATTGATGCTTGAATTCTGGCAATTTGTGCCGGATCTCTTGCTTGTGCCAACTGTTGCTGGAAGGTGTTTTGATATCCCTGTGTCTTTATGATTTCATCGTAAGCCTTTTGTAGCTGCGGACGAACCGTAAATTCCATTGCCAACAATAAGCCCTCAGTTTCCTGACGCTTTTGTGTAAGGTATTCATCAAACTCTGCCTTTTCAACTTTTAGTTGTCGGGCATCTTCGCTAATTGCTGCTCCTTGGCCTAAAATGCTTGCTGCCTTCTTGGCGTCAATAACAATCTCTTTACCATTGCGCATAAACTTGAACTTGGCGTTCGGATTTTGTTCTGCGAAGTCTAAGAAATCTATTAACTCTTCGGCTGATGTATTTGCTGTGCTTACCTCTTCAGGGGCGACTGCATCATCAGTGGCATCTGCATCTTCTGCTGTTGTAGCATCAACTTCTGGCTCGGTGTTTTCGTCATCATTGACTTCAACTCCTTCTGGCGCCACAGGGGTCTCAGTCGCTGCCGCAGCTGGAACACCTGTTTCGACCGGATTGGTAGCAACTACTTGGTTACGCATTGCGGCCATTTTCGCAGCTATTGACTCCAAACCTGAATCAATTTTTTGGACGGGGACCGTCTCCGCTACAGGGAGATTAGGTGCATCCTGAACTATATTGTCCATTTACATTTCCTTTATGTGTTGGGCTCTACATTTGCTCGTTGCTCTTGTATCGTTACCACACGATTTTTTAACACTACTTGTCTTTTCAACAAGTTAATAAAACTATCTATAGCATTGAAGTGATTTGACAATGCTATTCGCTTGGCGTTATCCTCTTGTGTATAACCAGTGGTCTCATTTAAAGCATCCATCGTTTCCAGTTGGAACTGACGAACGAATAAAACGAAGTCACGGTTCTTTAACAGATTCTCGGCAGCGCTACCAAGATGTTTAACTTTGTCTGCTTGTGCAGTTGTAAGTTTGCTCAACTCAGTAACATTGACCAGGCGGTTATTAAACGCTTCAAATACATTATCTTCAATCATTTCAATTCCAATCTAAAGTTATTTATACTTTTAGGGTCCGTAGGCTCTGGCCTTGTGTTCACCTATAAGTGCTACACCTTCTAGCTGTTTGCTTGCACTTGTGCCTTCAACATCAGCTTTGATTTGTTGTGCTTTCATTAAATCTAATTGTGCACCTGCTGTGTCTGCTTGTGCTCGTGCTTTGTCAGCAGCAGCTTTGGCCATTGCAAGTTGTTCTTGTGGGCTTGGGCCCATTTGTTGTTTGACTGCTTGAGCTTGTTTAATCATATCAACAACTTCATCTTTGGTTGGTAGATATGCGTCAGCATCTTTACAGCCCAATGCATACAAACTGTCTGCATATGGTTTACGGATCTTCTCAAACATAGTTGGGGTTAATGTGCCCTGAGCAACTGTGGCCTGAACTGTTTGATACAATTGTGTTTGTGTTTGTGCAATTACTTGTTGGCGTTGTAAAGCATTTTCATCGCTGCGCATACCCAATGCCAAGTCGATGTGAATTGTTTTGCGATCATTGAAACTCATATTCTCAGCAAAGTTTTCATAATCCATAAACACAGCTTTGCCTTCTGGGTGGAACTCTTGTGCAAGTTTCTTGACACCATAGTCATCGCCATATTGGATCAAGGTGCGCCAAATCAACCAAATAGCATCTTTAAGACCTTCTGCACAGTTTTTGACTGTGTTATCTTGAATAATTTGATTTGGTGTAAGAGCCAACTGCAACTTGATACCGCTGTTGCCCGGTGCCATAACTTCAGGATTAAATGTATCCTGTGGAGTTGTCATACCAATCATAGCCATTGTGTCTTGTTGCAATCTGTTCATTGCAGTGTCAATGAACTGTAGATTACCGTTTGGCAATGGTAATGGGTAAATGTCTTTGGTTGGGTCAAACTTGCTGTCCAAAATAAAGATAGCAGCTTCGCCATCTTGAATCATCTCAAAGTCTAATTTGTCTGGTTTAACACCAATACGGGGAGTTGCTTGTAGCAAGCCCATTTGTAGTTCTGCTCTGTGACCACTTGTTGCATATTCTTGCATTGGAACTACAGATTCAGCAATACTCATACCATAGAAGTTTTGTGCAAGTGGTTTTGGAACCATATTTGCAATTGGTATGAATTCTACTTCACGGGCACTGATAACATATTGACCACTATAAATCAATTCTACCAGTTCAAGTTCGCCATCTCCGTCAATGTCGTATTTGTTATAGACGGTTAGCACAGTGACTTGGCGTGCTTCTGGTTCTTGGGCAGCATAGCCCTGGGCTGGAAGTCCATTGATTGGCACCGAGTCTCTGGCGTGCAGTGCTAAGTTGTTTAACAACGATCCAGCCTGATACGCTCCTACATTACTGTATTCGGCATAGATTTTGAATTCTTCTAAATCAATGTCAGGATACAGTTCTGTGGCTTCTTGAATGCTCATTGGCTTGTAATAGCCACAGAATGGTTGTTCTTCAATACTGATAACAGTTGGGTCACACATCCAATAGTGTTGTGCGATTGGTCTGAATTTAATGTTTAGATTATATCCAGTTAGTTTGTATTTGGCTTCGTAAACAGTGTTGCGACGAATTGCTGCATTGATTTCGCTTTGCGTATCTTCTGTTTCAAGATTGGGCGCATCTTCTGTCATTGCATCAAAGTCACCATCAGCAGCTCTGAAGCTGATATCAATGTGATGTTGAATTGTTGCTGCTCTTTGATCCTCTGGCAAGTGTTGAACATATTGTTGAATCTCTGCCATGGCTTTTTGATAATCAACCTTTTGCTTACGACGACTTTGACGCAATGCTTTTAAGCCAGCTTCTTCTGCTTGTTGTTCAAAAGCTGCAAGTTGGTCTTCTGTGCCCTGTGTTGTAACATAGCGTGTAAAACTTTCACGCATTGGGCTAACCATCATCTCACCGTTTTTGTGCAAGCAAGCATCCATTACCCAATGTTGCAAAATAAAATGTGGGTCATTGTTGCTGTTGATGATTTTGTTTACCATATTTGTTGCTTGACGGGCTGCGTCAGCATCTGCTTCATCATCTGCAACAAACTCAAATTGAATTTCACCGTTCTGTGCTAGACCTTTGGTGATGACTGCTGTAGCGTAATCTACTGTGGGCTTGACAACTGGATGGATGTAATCTAGACCATTGACTGGTTCTGTTGATTGTGTAACTGCCAGAACCAAATAGTGATAGTCCGAGCTTCTGTTGATATTGTTCTTGGTGGCCAACAAACGCAGGTTTGCTGCACATTTTGCGTCAAGCAGCGACTTCATTTTTACAAAGCGGGCCATCATACCCTTGTGATTGTTTAAGTTACTGATGACTACGTTTTTCAAATCTAACATTTTTTATCCTTTGTTAATGTCTGCACAATTAATCTTTAATAATCCAGGCAGCGTGTGGTAAATTCACATCTGTGTGCAATTTAATACCTTTGGCAACAACAAATTCATCCACTGCCTTACGTGCTCCCAAACAACTTGGAGCCTGATAGTCATCAAACGCCACGATTCCACCAGAGACCATTTTTGGCCAAGCAAAATCCAGAGTAGCCAAATAACCTTCATACAAATCCAAATCAAGATGCAAGAATGCAATTTTGCAATCATCTTTACCTGCAAATGTGTCAGGGATCCAACCTTTATTGATTTCTACTGAGGGCTTGTCTTTGAAATATTCAACAACAGTGTCATAGTTTGCATCATTGAAGTCACCAGCTTTGTGCATATTATCGTGTTCTGATTGTTGTGGTAAACCTTCAAAACTGTCAAACAAACGTAGTTGTCTTTGTTTGGGCATACGATCATAAATCATTGATGCTGATCCACCATTGTATACTCCGCATTCCCAAAATTCACCATCAGCAAGAGTAACTGCGTTATCTAACAAAATATTCAATGCAGTTATGTTTTCTCTTGACAAAATTGTTGGTAGCATTCTTTATTATCCTATCGATTATCTATTATTTATTGTTTGCTCAGCCGACGGGATTGAACGGTTGCGTTTAGCTTCCCAAGTGGCTTGTATTTTTGCTCTACGCTCAGTAGACCAGGCAGCATTCTTGCGTCCAGGGGGTTTAGGACGTTTGTTTAGTTCTGCAAGTTTAGCAAGAGTTTCAGGTGAATGACGATGACCTTTTTGCCAACCCAATCCATTGGCACAAGATTCACTATGATTTTCATTGCTTGTTACTTTGCGCACATTATTTGGATGGTATGGGCCCGTGTCACCGTTGCGTGCCATTACAAGCTGTCCTGATTTTGTGCCACGATTTACTATGTCATCGCCCCACCATTCTAACCAGGATTCATAAGTAAATTCCCAGTCAATGTTGCGTATTTTAGCAAAGTGTTTTTGATTATTGTATTTTTTACGATATGAGTTCATACACTATTTTAACTTATCTGCCTGATGGATCCCAAGCCCGTTTCCATTCTGGCAAATCATTTTGTTTTTGCCATTGTGTTGACTGATACTGATGACGATAATCACGCATACGCTGTTGAGGGCTGCGTCCGTCCCAGGGTTCAGCAAGACCATTTAAGCATCCAAGTAATGCGTATCTGGCACTATCAATACAGTCATCTGGATCACTGAATCGGCCTTTTTCATCTACGAAATAGTTTTGTGCTTCACGCAAGAACTCAACGCAGTTTTCATTGATGTGCAGTGTGCCCATCTCTAGCATCTGACGCATCACATTTATACCAAACGATTTGTGGTTAGTTCTGCGACCTTGATCGTCTGGAGGATTCATAATAGCCTCAGGCAACACATTGAGTTCATACTGCTCAAAGAATTCTCTGATACTCTGTGAACTCATTGTATATCTGCCCTGTGTTGATGCGTCAGCTGGCAACACAATCGGAGTGCCAAACACTTCTGGTCGCATTAGATGATTTACATAGTTCATTGGGTTGGCTTCTTCGATGCCTTTGACCACAATCTGTGTATGCAGCCACGCTTCCTTTTCAGTAGGATGCCAATACATCAAGCTCACAACTGTTTTATCGTTGACAAGACCCAAGTCAAGTGCAATGATTCGGTGCAAGCCCTGAATGTTGCGTAAATCATAATCGCCAGTTTTATAAGTGGGCCAGTTGCGTATCTGAAACACGGCACCTTTACCCATAACAGGCTTACCAGCAATACGTGCTTCACGCTCGTGTGGTAAGTAATCTCGCTCAAGCTGTCTGCGTGTCTCCATTAACAAGAATGGTTCGCCCCAAGGATCATACTCTGGCACATCATCCCAACTTACACGAATATGCTTATAGCCATCTTCCCAGTTCCAGAACTTGCTTACAAGTCCGTTGAGTCCTTTAAGTGGCGTAAATGAACAGAGAACTTGGCCCTGCGTTGTGGCAGTTCGTGTGACAATCTCGCTAAAGAAATCGTCAGGGGGTTGTTCATCAAATACGGCAAGGTTAAGTTTGAAACCCTGCATTTGCCTGACTTCTTGCGTGTAGTTAGCAAATAGTAGATAACTGTTTGCACCGCTGCTATGACGGACTTCAACACCCATACAGTTAGCCCCATCAGCACGCATAGTGTCAAACACAATAGCATCACGAGGTATAGCACCAGTGCCAACATCGTCTCGAATCTTGATATCATTTGTTCCCAATAACTCTTTTTGCAATACTAGGGCAACCTGTGTCCAACCCTCACCAGCTACCATTGCGTTAACTGGATGCGTAAAGCGTTTGCCTTCCCACCAATCGGGATATTCACCAGTCAGATGCATTGCTGTTTCAAAACAAGTTGACACAGTTTTACCAATACGGTTAGCGGCCAGTATGCCTCTACGGTTACTTGCACCTGTGCCAAAGAATTTACGTTGATGTTCAAATGGTCTAAAGTATTTGAGTTGATTATACTTCATATCATCCTGCACAACTGACACAAGTTCCATAAACTTATATCTTGTATCGGTGGGCAATTTGTCTACAAACTCAATGCCAAGACCGTGTCGTTCGCAACAGAAGCGAATGGCTCTGCGCATCAATAATGACTCATCAATCATTTTAATGTATTACGGATTTCGTTTAGTTTGTGGGCAGCTTCGGCCAAGTCTCGGATTTCTTGTGGCATCAAGATCCAAGTGTCTGGCCGGGCTAAATCAACACTGCCTCGTTTGTCAAGACCAGCTTGCAAGCGTTCCATAGTCAGTCGTAGACAATGCTCAATCTGACCCGGATACTTGTCGGCAAATGCCTCACGGTGTGCAGCATTTACCTTTTGCAATATCTTAACATCAGCAACTTGTTGCGCTGCTAAGTTTGTGTTGGTCACATTGACCCCCACGGATTATCGTCCAACAACTCACCTTGTGCAACGAAATCACGGTCGATCCAAGTGTCCCATTGATTTGACTTGTTAACCTTTTGCTTCATCATAAAGTTGCGTAATCGTGAACCAACTGGAGTATAAGTGCCATTAGCACGACGAACAATCTGCTCACCAGTGCGTGGATCAATCCAAGTTAGTTTTTCTGGCACCTTCTGACCAAACTTGTTAATCTTTTGACCAACTGGCACTTTGGCAATTGGACCCAAGATTTCATAAGTGATTACATTGTTGTCGTATTTGCGAAACACAACCTGTGCTTTAACATCTTGTGCTTTCCATTCTGGATGTGGATGTGGAAAGCTGTTGGTGCCAAATCTGGTGACCAAGTTAAGACCTTCAAGCTCTGCTGGTCGTGGAGGCACATCTTTGAGTGCATCTTCGGGGATCAAATCGACCTTATCCAAATATGGATTCTCGGTGCCGGTAAATGCTGCATCAGGCTCTGCACCATTCAACACATCCATTGCGATTTGATATTTGAGTTTGTTGCTACGGCCTTTGAGATTCAACACAATGCCAGTTTGATCATAGACAAAGCGTTGTAGTTCAGTGGCTGTGGGGAAGTCAGTCATTAGACCTTCCATATCAAAGCCATGGTCGATTAACACTGCTTGCTTTTTGCCTGGCTTAACAGGCTTGTTGGGATTTGCTGTCCACTCTACATCAGCTTCAGGTTTAACTTCTGATTTTGCGTCTGCGGGAGTTTCTGCTTCGATGGGATCCAAGTCCCAAGAGATTTCTGGCGTTTTTGCGCCTTTGACGGGTTTGTTCATTTCTGTTCCTTAAAATAAAAATATGGCCAGATTACACTCTGGCCATCCAGTGTTTATGCGCTGCGAGATTTCTTAGTGCTACGGCCAACTTTAACACCTTCTCGTTGAGTTTTCTCATAAGTGTTGTCGTGAATGCTGCCACCGTTTGTATATTCAAACTCGGCATATTCGTGTGCTCGTTTAGCATAAGCATCATTGATAATAGTTGCCAATGGCTCACGGTCTTGTTTGGCTTTCTGGAAGCTGGCTCGTTTGCCTTCTGCTCCATTAACACCAACTCTGGGACCTTGTGCCACATTAACATTATCTACAGCGTAGATGTTGCGGCAAGTCCAGCTTGATTCTGTTTCTTTACTGATTTTTACTGGACCTTTTTTTGCTTTGTCGTTGTTCATCATTTTTTAGTTCCTTTTGGTTTTCGTGCTGTTTTAGCCGCAGCACGAAATGCTGCCGCTGTGGGTGCGCCCTTTGTGCCAGGCTTGCGCATACGTTCACCACTGCCAGCAGCTATTCTCTCACGCTTGGCTTGTATGTTTGCGTATAAACCCTGCTTGGCCATTATTCTGTCCAGCCACTCACAGACTGAACTGCTGCTGTTGCATTAGTTAACTGTGCTGGATAATCCCAAGTTAAACCACTTGTTGGACTACCGATTGCTGCTGTCAACACAATTGTAGTGTTTGCTGCTGGAGTATAATAAGTGATGTTGGTTGAACTGATTGCATCAAACTTTGCTGGCTGACCTACTGCGCCACCCAATGTTTTGTCTACCCAAGCAAGTGCGGCTTGGTCAGGTTGTGAGTTTAACAATCTGGCACTTGCAGTCAATTGATATGTGATGTTGCCAAGTAAACTGAAAACACCAGTTGAGCTGTTGTAGCTTACTGCGGTGCCTGTGTTGACATCAGTAGTATCCATAACTACTGTTGAAGCACGACCAGCAGACAAGAACACTGTCTTGCCAAGTTGGTCAGTTGTTGTGGTATAAAGTTGATTTGGCGTAGAGTTGTGAACACTAACTACGCTTACATTTGCTGTTGTCATTATTTGAATCCTCGTAATGTCTCAGCCAATCTTGCTCGTCGGCCCAACTTGCCACCTGCTTTGGCTGCTTTGGCAAGTTTCTTTGCTGGGATCTTTTCGCCCATTGGCACACCCATTTCTTTGTGCAATGCTCCTGGATGTGTAATAGCACCCTGAATCCATTTGCCATCGTGACCTTGTTTTGCCATAATATTAATCTCTCACTGGTGTTACATACACAGTTGTTGACGAACTGGCAACTGCTGCGATGTAGATTGTATTTGTATTTTGTGCACCAAAGTTGCCCGAAACAACTTGGCTTGACGATGGAGGAATAGCAACAACGCCTGGATAACTGTTACCTGTTGTTGGCACTACCAAGTTTGCAGCCACTGTTGCACTATTGTAAATGCCAACAAAAACTGGAATAGTTGTGCTGCCATTAACAATATTAAATGTATTTGTTATTGATGGAGCATAAGCAACATTACTAGCAGTTGATATTGCTGTTAATGCTGTAGATGTTCCAATTGCAATAAAACCTTGAGATGACATAATTATTTGTTTCCTACATTGATTTTATCTGTGTTACCATAGTGCAACATTGTAAAGCCAGGTTCAATGTTGTTCTTGGCTTGTGCTGCTGTGCTGATGGTTAGACGGCGTTTGTCAAATGTTGCGGCAGGACCAACATCCATTGGACTATCGCTCTTGTTGCCAACGCGGGGACCCATACCATAGTTCTCACCCATTGTTTTGCTGAATTGATTGTGGCTGTAACGGTCAGTTGAGCTGTCACGGTTAACACCTTTGCCCAACATACCTGAACTGGCAAGACCCATATCGTTGCCAGTTACATCTGCTTTGTTGCGAGGACCGGTCTCGCCAACATTCTTTTTCATTGTGTTGCTAGTCTTGCGACCTAATGTTGTATTTTTCATTTTAATATCCTTTTAGTTTTTTAACAGCGTGATGATGGTCTTCGTGCATTCTGCCATCACTGTGTTTGTGTTCTGCTGGGTTGCTCTGACGAGTTTTCATCATTGGATGTTCCATACTATGAACATCCTCTTCCAACTCGCTACGCTGTTCTGTATAACGACCTGCTTTAGGCATATGTTTGGCTTCACCGGCTAATGCGCTACGCCATTTTTCACTGCCTTGTTTCATAACAGCATCTGTAGGATTAAGTGTGTAAACACCTTTATTACTCATTGTAGTTCCTTTTATAGTTTGCCGTCACTGAAACGGTCTTCTTCTGGATTGATTAACTGCCCTTGAGCACGAGTCATCATATTGCGATCTCTGACAACTTTCTGTGCTTCAACATCTCGTGCCACTTTTTCGTGATAATGACGACTGCGTTTTGCGCTGTGTTCGCTGTGATGCGCTGTAGAACGCTCTTTGCGATCACGCTTTTTAGCTTCACCAGCTTCACTGTAGGCAATTGCTACAGCTTGTTTCTGTGGCTTGCCAGCAGCCATTTCAGCCTTGATGTTATGCTGAAATGCTTTGTTGCTTTTACCTTTTTCTAATGGCATTTTATGTCCTGTTGTATCTTTTATTTATTGTTTGTTTGGGGGTCGGTGTCGATGACCACAGATGGGGCATTCATCATTCATATACATTTAACCACCCAATCCAGTTTGTGGGAACGATCTGGCATTAACTCTGGCATCACTGGGGTTCAACTTATCAATAGTTTTCTCGTGATAGTTCTTGCTGATGTTAGCCTGAAATGCACTGTGCGGCAATGTGAATGTTGGCTCTGTTTTAGTTTGGCCCCGAGTTGAGTGACCAGTTATGCCCAGTCTGCCTGTTGTCATTGTCATTTTTTAGTTCCTGGTGCAGCAGCCAATGCAGCAAGTGCGTCAGCAAATGCCTGTGCTTTGTCTGCGATTGCGTCTTCTGATTCTACAACTTCAACCGATTGTAAATCAGGCATCAACTTACCTGCCAAAAGTGTGTGATATTTTAAGGTCAAAGCATCATTTGACTGACGGGCTTTTAAAAAGTCCTCAATTAATATTTCTTCATAAACTTGACCACTTTTGTCATACAACATGTCAATTACCGTTTGGACCGTTGCCTTATCTATTTTGTTTTTACTTCCAGGTTTTCTTCCGGCACCTTCTCTGTGGCCACCGCGATTTGATTTTTTAATGATATCTTTATCAGACATAATGTAACTCCAATTCTATTCCAAATAATGCACTAATACCAGGTATCATATGTTTAATCTCTGCTGCATTCTTTTCTTTAATAACAGAAAAGAAGTTTGTTAGATAATGATACTCAAACGAATGACCTGAGATTTTCTTTAATTCTTTATTAAATTCTGGCCAAATGACAGCGACTTTATTTCTTGTGCCAGTAACTTTAATTTGTATTTCTGGTCGTCTTGCTATAGCACGCGCCACATCATATGGGGGATAACCATTGCTTCTGTTGAAACTATTTGGATTATCTCTGGCATTTAACTTCTTGAGCATTTTAATCTCAAGTGCCATCATTTGTTTTTTGGTGCCATATCTTAATATTTTGCGTGTCCATCTTTCAGGATATTGTTCTATATCAGGTTTGGCATAGATACTGCTACAGATATATCCATCGTCGGGAGTTCCTTTATGATAGCCAACATACCATCTGCCATCATCTCGTCTCCAACGGTAAACAAACGCTTCATTACTCATACAAATATTTAGTCAGTTAAAATATCTGCGGGAGGGCAGTAAAAAAGCCCCATTTAAGGGGCCTTAACCAAACTGCGTCTAGTGCGGGGCTTTTTCACAATGGGTTCTGCTGCGGGAGCATTGAGCCAAGTAATCTGACTTGGTGTGTAGCCGGGATGGGCAAGTGTGGCTTTGCGCTGTGCCATTATGGCATTCTCTGCTGCCACTTCTACTGTAATCTCAAAATGCTTGATGAGTTTTATCTTGTATTGGTTCATTCTGTTATGGTAATGCTGTGTGTTTGGTTTGAGATATACTCTTGTAGTTCATAGTGGGGTTTATTCCAGTTCAAACTGCCTCTGTTTGGAGTTAAGGGTCTGTCTGTTAAATGTCCATCACAGAGATGTGCGCCCCATATGCCCTTAGTGTATTTTAACTCTTTTCCGCATCCAGGACAAAGGGGTTTGACCACAGCTCTGCGTTTATGACCTCTGGCATCTGTTTTTTCTATTTCTTTTATGGGTTCGTCAAAATCCCACTTGTAGTATTCATTGACTTTTTTGAGTCCGGGATATAATATCTTATAGACTGTGATTAGTGTTTTCTTGCTCATTGTGTATTTACGGAAACCGGTTTTCAATTGGATTAAATAAATCTATAATAAGGAAATGATATGAACCGTAAAGTAAAATATGATAAGAACGAAAACAAGTTTTTTGGTGCTAATAAAGTATCAGTGATGCAGGCATTTGAAACTGCTGTGTTGTTAATGGAACAGGCTGGCTGCACCGAAGAAGACATTATGAAGTATGTGCATATGGTGCATATGGGTTGGATCCGTGATGGAGCATTAGCACCCGAGTATGTTGAGTTGTGCGCTCAAGTTCAGCGTGAGCAGGCAGAGGAGGAAGTTATGCAGGCCAGAATCAATGCACTGCGTGAATCAGCGCAAACTTCTATTGTCAGCGATTACCGAGCATAAATATTTTTGTGAGTCACGGAGCTTTTAACTGTCAGTTATTTTCCTTTTCCCTTCTGTGACTCACACTCCATAGTAGATAAAACAAAGCCCCAGTAGCAATATTGGGGCTTTTGTTTTATAGATATTCAATGAACTTGTATGGTCCTCTGTCATCGTCATACCAATGATGATCGTTAAGTTTGAGCAAGATGAATGTGATGTTGGGGTGCTCTATTGGCACCATAAGCAGCATACCAACTTGCTTTAAGTCGCTGTAGTCATCTTCGAATATCAAGTCACTGAGACCTTCAACTCGATTTAACAGATTTGCGGGGATTTGTAAGTATTTCAATTTGTCTATATTGTAATATGTCTATGATATCAGATTCTGATAAGGGTGTAATCATTTGCGGGTAACTGTCTGCACTGATAACTGGGGTATTTTGCTGTGTTCTGCGCTCTGTTCTGATTAGACCAGTGTAAGCTCCATATGGGATACTACCAGTGCATATCAGTTCCCAATTACAGCGAGTCCAGTTTCGCATTGTTGGATCTATGACACTAACATAATAGGTCAAGTCTTCTAGGTCTACAAATCCAACTTCGTATATGTAATCACCTGTGCCTCTTTTTGATAGCTTTGCATTGATATCAACTAATAGGTATTCTCGTGCCATTTCGTTCTCCCATATATCTTATTTAGCAGATATTTGGGAAAATCGGTGAACCTGCTACTTGACTTGTTTACCCCATTGTCGTTGACATTCAATGGCCTCTGTAATGTTCAGTGTTGATTTTAAATTAGTGCGCAGATCCAAACTCACAATGTTTTGTCCATTGCTTTTCCAGCTGTTATCAACTGGTATAAAGATTTGATCGGCAATGGCAATCCAAGTAAAACAATATGTGTTTGCACCTATGCGTGTTGTGATTATTTGTATATCACCTTGGTTCTCAGCACCACTATAACGTCTGATACCTCCCAAACTATAAGAATTTAACAATGACAAGTCACAGTCAACTTCTTCACGCAATCTATTCATATTGGGTCTGAGTTTATCAAAACCCTTTTCTTGAATGTTAAATTTAAAATCTTCACTGCGTTTGTGAGTTTTGGTATTTTCAAATCTAGCAATGCTGCCACCAATACCTTCGTTGTATATCAAATCCCAACTTTTAACCAAAATGCTATTATACTGATCCCAATTTTCTAGCACTGTTTCCAAATAAGAACTCATAGAAGGTGTTTTGATATACTCTGTGGGCTTTTTCAAATCTTCAATCTCTTTGATCCATTCTTGGTCACGTGAGTTGCCTGTGCCTTTAATTTCATATGCTGGTGTGTGATATCCAGTGCCATCCCAATGTTCTTTCATTTTGCACCTCCCACTCGTGATTGACAATCTAGAAAACTACGATTTGTTCTGCTGGGTAATGACAATGGCTTGCCCCAAACACCTGCGCTTTGAAAATACTTTTGTTGTGCTGTCAGTGCTTTGTTGTTTATGGGTATTTCAATAATACCACTATAGTCACTAAACCACAATGTCAATGTGTCAGCTTTGGGGTCTAGTGTTACTACCACATCAGGGAATACACTTTTGGTAGTTCGTTCAGTCAAATGACCAATCAACCAATGTTTGTTTTCTACGCTGAGTTCATATACAGCTTCGTCAAATTCATTTAAACGTTTGAAATCTCTGCCACGTTCCCTTGTAACCAAATATGCTGTGTAGTTCATTGCTTCACAGTCTATGACCTGATCGTGTGTTTGCAAAGTAATATAAACTTGTTGTCTTGTGCCGTTTGGTTGTTTGATTTGGATTTCCGCGCCGCTGATTAAATCTCTGAGGCCTACGGCCCTGTCTTTGGGGTCCTCTCCGAGGGAGGGGCCAACAGGCGTCGGAGACGAGGTATCTCCTGCCACATCACGCAGTTCTCCGCGGGATGGGTTGTTTAGTTTTAAGTTTTTAGTTATTAAGTTATTAAATTCATTTCGCATTGCGATATCTGATTTCGCGGGTGCGATATCTGTTTTCGCGCCTAAGATTGAATTAATGATAGAAGATGTTGTTTGCATATTTTCCTTTTCCTTGTTTAGTATATATGTTTATTTAGCGCATATCAACAAAAACTCCATTTTTTGTTGATATCTGGTTAAATAAGATTGTCTGGGATCAACCAGATATCTGAGGATAGCGTGGAGTATGTTTTTCTGGTTTCCACCACAAGCTCGAATCAGCCCAGCCACTTGTAGCCATTGTTAAATCTGTGCTTCAAATAACTTGCAGCACGACGAGTAATACCATATTTCTCAGCACTCTCCTCTGTGCTGTGGTCACGAATGTAACGCATCTGTTCTTCTGTATACTTGTAATTACGATTTTGTTTACGCACAGCATTACCTCGTTTTACGCCAGTGGGCTTTCTGCCTTTGGCATACTGCACTCTGTTTCTGTCAAAGCTAGTGCCCACAATCATATGCTCTGTGTTGCAGCAAAGTTGATTGTCGCAGAACTCGTGTATGACAAACTCATCTCTGGTTAGTTCTCTGCCAAGCTCTAGCATCATTGCAATTCTGTGCGTGACCTGCATCTGTCTTTTGCCCAATGCTGTGTTATAGACATTGAACATCCCATAGCCCTGTCTGTGCTTGCCTCCAACCCAAAGTTCGCAGCCATTGTCTTGTTGTATAATGCGGCTAAAGAATTTGGATTCGTTGATGGCAATGTTGCCAATATAAATGTATTCGTGTGGGTTATGTAGGCCTTTTGGTCTTCCTGACATATTTTTCTCCTTGTGCTATAATATATTTAGTGTTTAGAATAACTATGCTAAATAATATTATAGTAGGAGAATGATTTGAGAACTACAGACAAATACTTGCCCAGTGACCATGATCATTGGCATTGGTCATTGGCCAGAACCGAAGATGACATCAATGACATTGTTGCGATGGCTAAGGGATTTTACGAAACAGAAGTTTCAGACATTTTTACTACGGATCCTGCGATCCTAAGGCAACACATAGACTTGGCTGTAACCGCACAAAAATACACTCTAAACCAGCAACAAATCATCATTTGCCGTGATAAAACCAGCGGAAAACTGCTGGGTTGGGCGTGGTTGGATCGGGGACACTATACGCCCTATGCAGCAGAGGAAATGGCAGATGCCAGATTTGCACACATAGATTTGAGTTTGCCCAACAGAACACGCATTACACTGTGTGCTCAAATCATTCAGCAATGGATCTTATGGTGCAGCATTCATCAAATTCCAGTTTTAATCAGCAGTTCAATCAGAAGTGAACAAGAAGCATTTTTAAAATTGCACCAACGATTTGGATTTAAACGACACGGCAGTGTTTGTTATTTTAAAGTGGAGAACTATTTTGGGAATAGCAATGAGTAAGTCGGGCATACAAGCAATATCTATACCAGCATTGACCCCACAGCAAGTGGCACAAATGTATAATGGTTATAACAGTCAGTCGGCACAGCAACAGGCCGCCAACCAATATGGGCAAATGATAGCAAACTTGGGTCGTAGTCAGTCCATCACAGCACGATGGATGTTTGATGGTCAACTGATGGACTTGGTAGATTTTGCCAATGCTGTGTTTGGAAAAGACACGCCAGAGGCAACACATTTTGTATTAAAACATAGTAAATGAAAGGAAATACAATGACAGTAGAAGCAGTTAAAACCCGTGTGATTTTTACACGCAAAGAAGTTCAACAAAAGACCGATAGCGGTATTATTTTTAGCAATCCAAATCAAGAACATAATCCATTGGGCTATGTGCATAGCATTGGCACAGAAGTCAAGATTGATGGATTGGCGGTAGGAGATGCAATCAGCGTCAACTGGCAATCAGTGGGTATGCTAGAACACGAAGGAGTAAAATACTACATCGTGGATCAAAATAACATTAACGCGGTAATAAAATAATGGCCAAGATTAAAGTAGATGACCATACTATCAAGGGTGATAGAATAGATTTTGAACGCATTGAGATTGTTGTTGATGACAGCAAGCCAGACAAGATTGAAATCTATATTCTAGACGAGAACGGCGAAAGAGCAGAAGGTGGAAGTTTTGACCGAGATGCTTTTATGCAGTCTGTTCGTGATTTTTATAATCAAAATTTTTAATACTTCGTTTGATATCAATTAAGATATCTTCAATAACATCCATACGGTTCTCAAGACGGTCTAGTTTATCTACAACATCTTGGAACCGTTGTTCACATTCTTTTAAGTGGTCATCAAGCGTCATTTGACAGAGTTGCCTCTAGTTGCCATTTGAACTTGGCCAATTTGCCAATAGCATCATCGCTCATATTTGAAATATCAGTGTAATCAACATCGTCTGCTGCTTTGCGTAGCTCGTGATAGATATCAATCAAAGTATAGATATCAGTCAATATGATATTCAACATATCATCACTAGTGCCTTCAACACCAAAATCAGTTGCTCTGCTAGTTGAGCATACTTGCATTAGCATATCTGGCATCAATGCTCCGCAAGTGCGTAATTTCTCACCAAGTGTGTCTATGTTGTCTTGCAAGAACTCATAAATCTTCTTTAATAGTTTGTGGTCTTGGTAGAAATTTCTGCCTTTGATGTTGACATGGGCTGCGTGTGTTTTGTAATAAACAACAAAGTTTGTTGCAAATGTTTCTTCTAATACTTTGGTTAATTCTGTTAAATCCATTTCAGTTCCTCATTATCTTTCGTTTAGTGGCTTCCAGCCCTGTGCTCTGCGTTGGGCTTCTGCTTGTTTTAATATTGCGATTTCTTCTGGACTTGTATATAACAACTCTTTGGCCATCATTGCTGCTGGAATGTATTTGCCAGCCAAACTTGATATTCTGGTCATAAAATTACTAGTAGTTGGATTAGCAAATGCTTCTGCCGCTCCAGCTTCTGTTGCTAGTGTGTCTGGTAGTTTAACACCATTTGTTTTGGCCCATTGAAGTTTTTGGTCATAGTTCATACCACCCAAATCACTTGCTGTTTTTAATGGATTTGGTGTTTTCGTAGTATGTTCGGTAAGAGCATTATTAAGAGCATTTTCTTTTGCTGCTTGCGCTGCTTGTTCAGCACTGATTTGATTTGCTGTTGTATTTGTTTGTGTGGGAGCAAACTGTCCAGTTTTATTAATATAATTTTTGGCTTGTTGATATGTTTGTTGAATGCCACTATACAATGGAGCTGCTTTAGCAGCGGCTGTTGGAGGAGGCAAACCTAAATGACTTGCTGCCAAATCTGCTGCTGCTGTGCCTGGATTTCTTGCATAAGTTTTAATCAAATCACCAGCAGATTGTGCTGCCCCACTGAATGTGGGACCAACAATACTTTTACCAGTTTGGGCCATTTGACCAGCATTGTTTATAGCATTTGCTGTGCCTTGCATTATATTGGGTGCGTTTAGTCCCACTGCACCTGCACCAGCAGCCGCTGCCATATTAGCCATATCATTGGAGTTATCTGGAGCAACTGGTGCTTGAGGTTGTGCTTGAGATTGCGTAGTCAAAAATTGTTGAATCTGCTCATCACTAGTGCCATCTGGAACATCTAGTGTAAAGCGTTCTCCATTTTGCTCAACTGTTACTCTTTCGGTCATTGTATTCTCTCTCTACTAATGATTCTAATTCCAGTGTTGCTACTTGTAACTGGGTTAGCAGCAGCTCCACCTGTTCGTGCTTGTGATTCAGCAGCAGATTGCGCCTTACGAATTATTTCAATAGATTTTTGTAACCATTGTTTTGTATATTGTGGATCAGATTTTTCAGTTGGTTTGTTTTCAGTCAAGAATTGTAGTTCTTGATTGGTCAAGTGACCTTTGATAGTGCCCTGACTTGCTGCGCCACCAATAGCTCTGACTGTATCCATAATAGAACGAGTATTGCGAGCATCTTCTGTTTCAAGTTGTGTGCCAATTGCCTGTGCAATAGGACCACGACCACTTATGACACTCAACTCAGGACCAATGTTGTGTTTACCAGTATCAAGCAAATCAATTGCGTGTTGAGCCTGATCGATTGTGTTGGCTGCATTACCAGCGTTGGCCACAACTTCAGCATTGCGTTTAGCAATTTCTTTGTTTGCTTCGTTAAAGTTTTTAGTTCTATCTTTGAACTGTTGTGGTGTTTCTGTTTCATAACCAGATTCACGAAATTTTGGTTGTGCGATTGCTGCAACAGGAGCTTGTTGTGGACCATTCGGAGCATTGGCTGCTCGAACCAAATTCGCACTCGCTGGAGCTGCTGTTTGAACTAAATTACCAGCTGCTGGAGCTGCTGATTGAGTTGTTGCAGCCGGAGCTGGCTGAGCTGGCTGAACTCTTTGATTTACAACTGGATTAAAGTTACCACTTTGATCCGCTTGAACTGGCAAGCCGCCATTGTTCATATCAACAAGTCTGCCTCTGTGTGGACCATAACTTGGAATTGCCAAGTTAGTGCCGTTTTCAGCATTGAACTTACCAATTGCACCAGCACCAGCACGAGTTGCTGCCAATGCACCTGCGTAGTTAAGAGTAACAGCTTCTGTGCCTTCTTTCTTGGCAATAGTAGTGCTAATGCTCTTGGGCTGTGGCAACTGTGATCCTTGATAAACTTGGTCTTTGTATGGACCAGTCAAGTAAACATAATCTGCTTTGCCTGTGATTGCGTTTGTGCGTTTAGCAACTTCTGATTTTGCACCATTTGGATCAGTAACAATACCAGTCTCACCAGTAAATCCAAATGCGTGACTACCGAATGGAGCACCAGCACTTTGTAATTTAGCCAATGTAGCATCGTCAACAGTGGCACCATTTGTATCCAATGCACGACGAATCATACCATTGGCATCACGCTCTGTTGCGTATGCTTGACCATCTAATGATGTTTGGCCCCATTTGTTGCCAGCACCAAGTTTTTGTTGTTCTTGTTGTGCAAGATCGTTAAGTCCAAGTCTGCGATAGAACACAGCTTTTAACAAACTGCCATCTTCGTTTTCTTGTGCCAACTTTTTCATTACATTTTGTTGTGCTCGTAAATCATTATTTTGAACAGCATTGATGTAAGTCTTCATTGTTTCATCTGCTTGCTTTTTGTGTTCCATTTCTTTGGAATACATACTGGCAGCAATCTTGCGACTTTCTTCTGGATAATCTTGATTTTGAGTATAAGCCCATAACTTGTCTGGATTACCTTGTGCAGTTTGCAACTCAGTTTGCCAAGCTGGCGCTGTGGGCTGTGTCTGAGGTTGTGCAACAGCACCAGCTACCATTGGTCCTGCAACTTGTGTTGGAGCACCTACTGCTGGTGGAGTATATGTCATACCAGCTGGAACTTGTCCCACTGGATTAACTGGAGCAGCGGGTGCTTGCGCCATGGGATTGACCTGTGGAGCTTGAACTTGTGCTTGTCCAGGAGCTTGCATTGGCATTTGTCCTGGTTGTGGCATTTGAACGCCAGTGCCAGTTGGCCCCATTGGTTGTGGAGCAGCGGGCTGTGCTGATGATTGTGTTGGTGCACCAAAGTTAAATGATGGAGATTGAACACTTTGTGGAATCTGTAATCCAAGACTACCACTTGGAGCACCCAATGCAGCCATACCACCCATTTGTGGTTGCGTTGGAGTTTGAGCCAATATAGCATCACTTGGAGTGATTGTAGATTGGTTAGGAGTTGTGCCCCCAACTGGGGTATTAGTAATATTACTTAAATCCTGATTATATCTGTTGGTGGCATAGTTTGATACCACATTACCAAAATCTTGTGGATTGTCAGACATTCCGTTACTGATTAATTGTCCTAATAATGCCATCTTTAATCCTTAGATGCTAATGCCAAAGTTGCCTTGGCTTGTGTTAGTTGTTGTCGCTTGTGTGCCAGCAAAGTTAGGATTATACGCTGCACTTGGAGTTCCATACAATACACTTGCATATTGATTATATAACTGTTGTGGAGTTAGTGCCGCTGTGATGCCTGTATTTGCTGCGTTTAGAGCACCAGTCAAGTTTGTTTGGCCAGCACCTGTTAATGCCTGATTTGCTGATAACTGTTGTTGAGCAATATTGTTTGCCACAGTTGCTGCTGTTTGTTCTTGTGCTGCTTCTGTTTGTCCAGCTGTTTGAGCTTGCGCCAATGCACTACGAGCACTGCCCAATTGACCAGCGCCACCAAACTGTGCTTGTTGGTTAGCAATATTTTGGGCGTATTGCGCTTGTGCAGGAGCAAGTGCTGCTGCTAACTGTTGTTGTTGATATGCTGAACTATCAATATTTTCCAAGCCCTGAATGCCAGTTTGCTCTGCGCTTTGACCAGTTGTGCCAAGAACATTTTGTGCTTGTGCTGCTGTGCCAGCCAAATTCTGTGCTGCTGTTTGAACGCCGGGCTGCTCTGCGTTGTATAAGTTAGTAGCACCGGTAACTGCTTGTTGATATGTGGGTTCAACTGTTCCAGTGAAGAATCCAGTTTGCGCTGCGATTTGAGCATTCTGCTCTGGACTTAGTGTTGGAATAGTAGTTGATGAACCACCGCTTTTTCCGATACTCATTGTTTATCTCCGTTCATAATATATTTATTTCTTGTTTAGGATGCGGTTGTGGGAGCTACTGGTCCTATCGCACCGCTGGCTAGTTGTCCCAATCCTAGTGTAGAATTAACTATATCATTAATACTAGCATTGGTTGGATTTACTGTTGGATATACTGGAGGAGCAACTGCTCTTGGATAAGCTGATAGAGCAGCACCTTGACCCAATGTTTCATTGATTAAACTTTGAATATTCAGTGTTCCCGGAGTATTTGTTGCTTGTGTTGCGCCCCAAGGTTGAGCACTAGATGGAATCTGTGTGTTCCATTGGTTGATATCTGCTGGAGACATAATCTCTGGTCTTGTTGCGCCCCAATAATAATTCGATTGTGTGCCCTGAGCATTTTGTAGTTGTGGTTGAACTGCACCTGGAGCCATCAAATAACCTGGATTTAATCCGCTGACATTGACTGGGGGCGCTGTGCCAACTGACCATGGACTTTCACCATAACTTACTCCACCTCCGCTGGTTGATGCTGATCCCAATAATGGAAGTGCTGCCGCTGCTAACCACCATGGACTAATTCCACCTGCTGCGCCCGCTGCTGCCGCAGCATCTACTGGAGCAACTGCTGAAGTGCCAGCTGGAATCTCTGTAGTTTGAACTGGACTCAATGCAGTTGTATTTACTGGAGTTACAGCAGATGTGCCAGCTGGAATCTCTGTAGTTTGAACTGAACTTAATGGAGTTGTATTTGTGGGAGCAACTGGAGTTGTTGTTGATGCTGTCTCTGGAGCAACTGGTGCTGCTGTAGTTGCAGTTGTTGGAACTGCGGCGGCTCCTGCACCTGCTCCGCCTGCACCTAATGCTCCTGCGGCTAACGCACCACCAGCAAGTCCTGCTGCTGTAGTCGCATCAATTGATTCTGGAACAACTGGTGCTGTAGGAGTTAATTCAACGCTGGCCACTGGATTAGTGCCAGTGCCTGGAGTAATTGTTTCTGTCATACCAGAAGTAGTTTCTGTTGGAGCCACTGCTTGTGTTGTAGTCGCTGTTTCTGGTGCTACTGCTTCCGTTGTTGCAGTTGTTGGAGCTACAGCTTCTGTAGTTGTAGTTGCTGCTGTTTCTGGTGCTACTGGAGCTACACCAGTAGAAGCACCAGTTTCTGCTGTAGTTAACCCAGTGCCTTCGCCTGTAGCTGTTCCAGCATTGATAACATCATACATACCAGTTTGGCTATTCATTGCCAGTTGATTACCAGCAGCATCTTGATAAACACCTGGACTAACTTCTGTTAGTTGTCCATTGCTAATGGCATTATTAACAATACCATTGATTTGATTTGTTGCTTGTTCATCTGTAATTGTGCCATTTAAGTTTTGTTGAGCAACTTGACTTAATTGTTGTTGAACTGATTGTGATTGGGCAGCATTTGTTGCTTCTTGTAAACCCGTTGTTGGTTCAGTGCTTGCAACTTGCACTTCTGGTCCTGGTTGCACTGGAGTTCCCAATGCTTGATTCAATTGTTCTTGTGTCATATTACTGACATCAATTGTATTTGGAGTCGGAGCTGGTGCAGCTTCTGGAGCAACGGGTGCAGCTTCTGTGGGAGCAATACTAGCTGCTTGCTCACCACTAAACCCAGCATTAGTCAAGGCATCTTGACTTACACCATTTGTGACTGCATCTGCTGTTTGTCCAGCAACTTGTTGAGCTACACTACTATCAACACCATATTGAGTTGATAATGTATCAGCAATTTCAGATTCTGTTGCACCTTCACTGGCCATTGTGGTTGCTGTGGTTGCAGCATCAGTTGCTACTGCGGCATCTGCCAATCCACCAGTCAACATACTCAATGCAACTATACCAATAGCACCTTTTAGATTATCCAATTGGCTTGGCATTTGACGACTTGCAATGCTTGATGCTACTTGTGCTGCGTCTTGTTGTTTGCTCACTGCTGCCTGAGCAGATTGTTGAGTTGTTTGTGCTTGTTGAAGCGCAGATAATGCATTGGTTGATGCTTGTTGTGCAGCTGGATTAACTGCTGCCAAATCACTGGTTACAGTATTGTTAACTGTAGCCGCATCTTGCAAATTTTGTGCAAGTTTAGCAACATCTGCTGGATCACCATTCTTACCTGCATTGTAAGCATCTAATGCTTGTTGATATGCTGTTTGCGCTTGTGACACTACTTGTGATGGATCAGTAACCTTACTGATATCACCCAAAATACCTTGTTGACTTGAACTTAGATTTTTTACATCATTTTGCAATGAAGTCAATGCATTAGCAGAATTTGTTGCATTTGTTGCAGCAGTATTAGTTGCTTGTTGTTGAGCAATAGCTGCTTGATTTGCTGCAACAGTTTGTTGCGTTTGTGCAGTTTGTGCGGCATTGGCTGCTGCTGTTGCTGCATCTTGTTGTTGAACTGCGGCTTGATTAGCAGCAGTTTGTTGTGCTGCTTGTTGTGCCGCAGTTTGTGCAGCTGCCGCTTGATTTTGTTGTTGATATTGACTTGCTAATTGACCAGCATCAGCAGTTGGATTAGCAGTCAATTGAGATTTCAATGATGCTAATTGATCCGAAGTTAATGAATTATATTCTGTGGGATTTGTTGCTTTTAATTGGTCTAATGCAGCCTGTGCTGGATCAACCGGAGCAACTGGTGCTGCCTGTTGTGCTATTTGCTTTTGATATGCTGTTGTATCAACGGCAGTTACTCCGGTAGCGCTGGCTGCTTTATTATACGCATCTAAATTATCTTGTGTTGGATTATTCTGTAATGTTTGTAATGCAGCATTGGCAGCAGCTTGATTTTGTTGCTGTTGTTGAGCAGCTTGTTGCGCAGCCTGCTGTGCCGCTGCTTGTTGGGCTGCTTGTTGGGCTGCTTGTTGAGCTTGTTGTTGAGCTGCTGCGGCTGCGGCTGCTTTTTGTGCCGCTGCTTGTTGAGCTGCTAATTGAGCAGCCTGTTGTTGCTGTTGTTGAACAGCAGTATATTCAGTTGTGCCAGCAATGGTTGGCAACTGAGTTTGGATCGCAGCCAAAGTTTTAGCTGGACCCTGTGACAGCTGACCATTGATTTGATTATATAAAACTTGTTGATTGGCAGCACTTAGGTTGTTGATGGCCGTTTGGTCAGTTGTGCTAAGATATTGACTAACAAATTGTTTTGCCGCTGCATTTGGATCTACAGGAGTTGGATTTGCGATCACTTGCGGAGCTGATATTGTAGGTGCCGCAGCACTTTGTTGAGCTTGTTGTGTTGCTGTTGGAGCAACTGAACCAGCAGGTGCTTTATAACTTGGACTGCCAACAGTAGTAGTCAAAGCAGAAGATAAAGCACTGGTAAAACTTGTTCCATTCTTGGCCGCTGCGGCAGTCTGATTATACAAGTTTAATTGTTTTGCCGGTGTCAATGATTGAATAAACGCCTGACTAGCACTATTGGTTGAATTCAATAGTTGTTGAAGTTGTGCTGGGGAGATTGTTGCTGTGGCCATAGTAATATTTATTGTTTTACAACCTGAACACTTAGGCTACGCAATCCCAATGCTGCTTGGCTGACATTTAAGTTGCCAGTTGATTCAAACTCAACTTCAAGAATATACCAATAATAGTTTGGTGCTGGGGTATCAATAACAGTGTTAAAAATAGTCTCAACTTCTGGCAATGTTCCAGGACCAGTCAAGCTGTTAAAGTTATAAACTTTTTGACTGATAGTTGCATCGAAGTTGAACAAGTAATCTGGATTTTTTGGATCATTGTTTAATGTGCCAATATATCTGTTAACTTGAACTGTGTAGGTCAAATTACCTGAACCCACATAACTCAATGTGTCTGTAAGTTGAGCACTGATAAAAACTCTGTCTGTGCCACCCTGAACAGTCACACGAGCATTACAGTCAGTTGAACTGACTAATCCGCTATTGGTGATTGTGTATCCAATATTGCCTGTTGTAGTATTACCAGTGCCTGGAGCTGCTGATTGACCTTTAACAACTACATAACTGGTTGTGCAATTTGCTACACCAATTGGACTCCATTGACCATTGTAATAATCATTGGCAAAGTTATAACCAATAATAGGCTCACCTTGCGCAAATGGAGGAGTTGATTGAACTGTAGTAAAGTTATACTGAAATGTATAATCGTCAAGTTGAACAGCACTGCTACAAGCAATGTTGGCAACATAGACTTTTGCCACATTACTTTGTGTAAATGGCAAGCGATAGTTACCAGTCAAATACTTTGTATTGTAATCTGAATAACCCTCGAAGTTCTGACCAAGACCACTGGGACCAGAGGCAAGATAGTTTACTGCCTGATACAGTCCCTGTTGCGTATTGATTGGATAATGACTCATTAACGATCATCCTCAACTTTAGTGACTTGCCAGCTAACAGCACTGCACATCCAAATATTAGTTGAACTTGTGTTGCTCAACTCAATAGTTGATACACGATTTTCATTTTGATTAATCTGTGTCCATGGATTGGTTGTATTCAATGGCATTGTGATTGGCACAACATAAGCTGGGCTACTACCAACACTCAAAGCGCCTTCAATTGTGACATTGATGTTGCCAGTTGATGGATAGAAAGGAACACCATTGCTGTCAATATTAATTGCTTCTGGTAGAATACGGTGAACAAAAATGTGTTCGCTGTAATTTGGTAGTAGTTTGATGTTGTCTCTGCGAAACAAACTAGTGATTGCTGATCCATCAGCCCAACTATAACCTTGGTCTTTTTGAACAAGTTGTTTGCCGCTTTCGCCTCTGACATAAACAACACAACGACTGCTTAGAGCTGGCACATTTGCTGTGAATACTGGACTTTCTGTGGCAAAACTTGCGCTGCTCACATCACGAGGAGCATTCCAAGCATCTAAGTCATAACGATAGCTTATCATCTTGTTTGGAACACCATTTACTGCATCACTTGTTGCGTAATAAATCTCAATCTGATTTCGTTGAGTATTGGTCTCCATAAATGTTCTGTCAGCATAAGCTGGATCCATTTGCTCAAAGAACCAGTTCTTGACACGCTGATTACCAATACCAGTAAAGTTTTGTCCATCAAATACCCAAATATCACGAGCATCAAGTCCATAGACTTTGTTATCAGCAATAGCCCAGCAGTTGCTGGTCAACATACCTCTGCCCTTATTAAACAAACTTACACCCAAGATTGGAGCTGCTGTTGTTGAATAGTTGATTGGACTGAAAATAACTGTGTCCCAATAGCTGCACAAGAAGAAGTTGCCATTTGATGGGAAAGCATCAACGCAAGGACCACGCAAGGGAACTTCTAACTGGTTGGCCACATTGGTTACAGTTGGAGTCCAAGTTGTTGGAGCTTGATTAAGACCAAATGCCTGTGACCATTGCACAGTCACTGGATAATTCACAGTGGTGTTGTCAAGCAATGTTGCAGTCAGATTACCAGCAACCAAGATTGAACCCACATTGGGTGTTGAATACATACGCATCCAACCTGCTGCCACTGATTTCCAGTTTGGGTTATAGTTCCAAGAATAAAGAGGACTTACTGTGCCCCCATTGCCTGGGAAAGCCCCACCAGGGCTTGCTGTATAGTTGATGGTATCAGTTGTTGAACTGACAACAGTAAAAGTGCCATCATAATAACTGCTACCAGTGCCCGAAATGACAATTTGATCCCCTGCTACATAAGGTGCTGTTGCCAATGTATTGTTTAATTGAATTTGTTGAGTTGTAGAATTTACATAAACAATATCGTTGATGTTTTGGGGCAAGATATTGCTATACAGTGTCATCTTGGCATCGCCATTGCCCCAAAACATTGGAGGATTCAAACTGTCGTTGAAGAATGGCACTGTGCCGTTCCACCATTCAGTTACATTCAATGCCTGATTATAACCACTGAATGGTCCTTCTGGGGGAGTAATATCTGTCCAACCAGTCGCATTGTGTGCAGCATACCAATGACCATCATCAGTGGCTACAACAAACCAAAAATAGCCATCCTCACGATAACCACCGCTGACATAGTTTGGTGTTCCTGGAACAGTTGCCAATATTGATTCATCTCCGCTGATGCTGCGAATACCGCGAACATCAGTTTCTACATTATAACCATCGTTATATTCATTTGCTCCCAATGCTGTTGAAGGCACATCGGGAGTAAAACTCATATTGGCGAACGGTGTTCTGACTTGTTGCAATGCCATTATATTATCCTAAGGTTACTTCTATCCAAGTTTTAGTTTCTTCATTCCAATCATAGATTTTACCATCATTGGGTTTTGCCACTGGGGCTTGCCAAGTCCAAGTTGTTTCATCTAATGTCCAGCTTGGATAAGGCTTTGGTTCGTAAAATACATCATTTTTAAAATCATATATAAAACCTACACCAGCAAAATTACCACGCAGAGGTGTGCCACCATTTAAGTGAACATTGCCTCTGGTGTTGTAACTTGTCTGTAACCAAGTGCCTGGACTTGTGTCAATAAATGTTTTAAAAAAATCTGCCTCGGCAACAATCACTTGCGTGACTGTGCCATTTAAAACTTTTGCGTAATGACTCATTTCTTATTCCTTATGCTGTATAACTACCACTTGCTGTGAAAGTCAAAATTGTGTTTGATCCACTTGTTGTAACTGTTGGGCTACCAGTTGTTACACCACTATAGAACACAGTTGGCACTGATAATATTACAACACCAGATCCGCCATTGGCTGCGCTACCTTGATATGCGCCACCGCCACCGCCACCTGAGTTAGCAGTGCCAGCAGTTGCATTTGCTGTGATATTGCTCCAAAGAGCAGCGTTACCGCCACCACCTTGGCCACCTGAACCAGCACCCAAACCACCTGAGTATGCGCCACCTCCGCCACCACCTGCGTAGTAAACAGCAGAGCCAGTGATGCTTGATTGAACGCCATCGCCGCCGTTACCACCATAGTTGGCTGTAGCTGCTGCGCCAGCTGCTCCTGCGCCACCGCCACCGCCACCGCCATAAGCGCTGGCTTGACCAGTAGAATTACCACCAGCATTACCTTGACCAGCAGTGCCTGAACCACCAGAATATCCTGAACTGTTAGCAGCAGCACCACCGCCACTACCGCCAGAGCCACCGCTAGTTGTTGGATATTGACCACCAGCACCACCACCTAATGCAGTTAAACTAAATCCAGTTGTGTTGCTACCAGTAGTAGCAGTGCTACCACCTGCACCCACAGTGAACGAATAAGTAGTGCCAATGTTTAGTGTTTGTGTGCCAGTTAGTAAACCACCTGCACCACCGCCACCACCAAGATAACTTGGGTTGCCACCATCACTACCACCACCACCACCACCAGCTACAAGCAAATAACTTGCAGTATATGTTGGACTATAAGTTTCACTGAACAATTTCCACAAGTTATCATTGCCATCATACCATTCTGGATTAGCTCTATCGCTGTTGAAACGAATTGTGCCTGATTTTGGAGTTGATGGACGAGCAGCATTGCCACCGAATGGTAATTGCAAACCACCAGTGTTTGTGCTCATATCAACAAGATTACTTGCTGCTACGATGTTAGCGTTACCACTAACTGTTGCAATATTGCCACCAAATGTTACAGTGCTTGTTGGCAAATAGCTTGCAACGTTTGAATTGCTGTATGTGCTACCGCCACCAGTTGCTGCTGTTGTTTGGAATGTGCCATCATTGAACTTGATACCAGCAGTGCCAGCAAGAACAACGTTACCTGCTGATTGAATTGTTGTGTTTGGATCTTCGTTTAACACTGCATAACGATTTGTTACACTTGCACCTGCACCAGACCAACCATTGGCTGTGTGAATACCAACAGCGTTAGCAATGATTACGTTGGCCTGCGTAGAGATTGCAATGTTACCCGAAATTAAACGAGCATATTGAATACTACTTGCTGTTGTGCCAGACGCCACTGTGGTCCAACCCATACTTGCATACAAACCGTTTTGATACTGAATGTTGGCGTTATTTCCGCCACCACCAGTAACAATTTGACTTGCAGTAGTCATACCACTGATACTGGATACGTTACCATTACCAATAAACACCGACTGTGCACCAATAGCACTTAATGGAGTCGATGCCTGACTTGCGCTAGACATTGTGCCCCAAGTTTTGCCACTTGGGAAAATATCAAGATGTATCTGATTGCTGCGAACACGATCACTGTTGGTCATAGTGTTAGCAGTTGTTGGATATATGCTTAGATAGTTTTCTGTTCCATATGTATTTCTGTTACCACTAGACGCATACGAACTTTGCAAGTTGATGTTTGCGCTCATGGCCATAATAACTGTCTGAGCAGTTGCAGGAGCTTGCAATACACCAGTTGTATATGTTGGTTGAACATATACAGCACTGACCTGATTTGATTGTGAAGTTGTTGGCAATGAACTTGCTGGACTTGCATTGACTAAAATGCGTTCGTTCACAGTATCAACTAATGTGTATCCTGCCAAGTTACCAGTAAATGTTGTGCCACTGCCAGTAGAATAAGCTGTGCCATTCGACCAGAAGAAACCGTTGGTAGAACTAATGTTGCCTGTAACCAAAGCTGTAGTTACAAACTGACCAGAAGTATTCAAAACGGCCTGAGATCCAACAGTAGTGCCATCAGAACTGATTGCAGCATTTAAGTAAATGTTATTTTTACTACCTATGGTTGTTTGGTTAGCGCTAGCATCTACCCAAGCATTGTAACCAATAATAGTAGTTGCTTCAGCTCCACCAAGATTAGATAATAATGGTTGAGGAGTTGTTGTCAATGTTCCACCAAGAGTTCCAGTGTAGGTTGGCAAGTAAGCCGCAACGTTTGCGTTACTATACGTTGTTGGGGTAACTGGCAAGTTAATAAGTTTACTACCATCACCGATAAAATAAGCACCTGCTGCTGCGTTAGCAGTGATATTGCCTTGTGCAGTAATTGTTCCGTCAGTGCCCAATGCAACTTGAACTGTGCCACCACCAGATGGTTCAACATAAATTGGGTTTCCGTAAGAAGTTGTTGAACTTGATCCAACTGACAATCCATTGGTCAATGGACTAAGACTTACACCAATTCTTGTAGCACCTGTGCTATCATTGATGCTGTTTACGTTATACAAGTTAGCAATATAACCATTTGAATATGATTTACTTGTTGAACCAATATTCAATAAGCCATTAATATATGGAGTGATGTTGCCAGTTTGAATGTTACCCGTATTAGTAACCAAGTAAGCTGCTACGTTGGCGTTGCTATAACTTGTGCCAGATGTAATAAAATTAGCATTGGCATAAGTTTCAAAAGAACTTAAATTAGCATTTGTAGAAGCAATGGCTGCATTGGCTGCTGCAATGTTGCCTTGTAAT